TTGTCCGCCGGTGTCGGTGTTGGTGTCGGCTGCGGCTGTTCTCCGTTCAGGATCTGTGCGACGCGCTTCCGGACGTCTGGCATCCCTTTGCCGATTAACTTCGGGAACCAGTGATTTATGTCTGCGTGATCGCTTCCGAGGCCCATTTTGCCGGCTTCGTTGTGGCAAGTAATGACAGGAACCGAAATGCCGCTGCAATCAGCTTTTCCGTTTGGATTGAGCTTGAACATTCTGCAAAGATATGCAGTGAGCTGACAGCCCTCTTCGAATACCTTTTCGGCGTAGTCCTTATCTTTCAGGTCATCCTCACAGATCTCGAACTGAATCCATCCGTTATTGCACGATCCACGATCTCCGGCTCCGCATCCCCACGGTCTGAAGTCCCACGGCATTGTCTGAACCGTTCCGACCGTTCCGTCATCGAAGAGACCGATCCAGGCATTAAGACCGGCGTCAACATAGGTGTGATTCCAGTCATTGCCATATTTATTTTTCCCGAGTTTTTTGATTGCCTCGTCATAGTTTGGAGATCCGTCTGTCGGCTGAACGTAGCGGCATAACCACGGATTGTTTGCTCCGGTTGAATGCCAGAGCACTCCCTTCACTTGCATCTGTCTCGTGTCTTTATAACACGTTGAATTTGTCATCATGCAGATATATGGTTGATAACCCATGTCGTTTTCCTCCTACCATTCATTTGCTTCGACCTGTCGCTCCCTGAGTTCAAGCTCTTTCTTCCGGAGCTCCAGGATCTGCGGATCATTTGACCAGTTGTCTTTGTCATAATTCTTCAGGAGCAGATTGAGAGCCGCCACGTCCGGAAGACTCCGTTTGTGATAGATCTCTTCACGAGTGACAACCAGGTCGCCGTCTTCGGTCCGTTCCTTGATGATCTTTTTTTCGGAATACTCGAATCCTTTTGCTTTGTCGATGAGACTCTGTTTCAGCTCACGAACCAAGCAATCACGCCCTTTTTTTATTGCCAGCGCAAAATCCGAATATTTGTTTTTGTAATCCATCCAGCTCGAAAGAGCGACATTGAAATACTTTGCCATCTCTTTGTCCGTCATCGTCCTGGCAAGCTTTTCGATCTCGTCAAGCTTCGGTTTGATGTGCGTGTCGTATTTGGTTGGTCTGCCTCTGCCTTTTGCCATCCGCATCAGTCCTTTTGTTTATGCGCCTTTTTCTCTTATTTCTTCGATAAGTCGTTCAGTGTCTGATATCCTGTGATTTGCTACTTTCATTTGTTCCTCAAGGATTGGAACCCTCTCGGCATAATTATTATGTTTCTCGACCTTTTTCTCGAGCTGTTCGAGTCTGTATGACATCAGCCTCATGCCTCCGTATGATCCGGCAAGTGTGCCGATCAATGACAAGACGCCGACAATGATTGTCGCAACCGCTGCACTCATGACTCGCCACCTTCCTCTTTCTTCACGTTTGTGATCGACGTGATCTCCGGTTTGCTGTCAGCCAGTCCTTCGCCGATAACGTAGCCGATGACTGAAGCTCCTGCCATGATGATCGCTGAAACCTGCGCAGCTTTGCTCTCACTTGCGCCCAGGGCGATCGAGATCATTGAGACAAAGGACGCGATTGACATCCACATTTTTCTACTTGTCAGTTTTCTTTTGAGTGTTTCCATGAGGTGAACCTCCTCACTTTTTGAATAAATACTGTAACCTTATAGTTGACCATAACATGAGTTATTGCGTGTTTAAATGGCGCAATATGGCGCAAGTCTCTCGATGAATCGCTCAGAGCGTCATTTTCGCCATTTTGTCCGTGTGATGTGTATTTTATCGATTAGCGTATGAAATGCCCCTGTTTTGCATCTATAACGAATTTGAGTGATATTTTCAGGCATTAAAAAAGACAGACCGCTTTTCGTCTGTCTTGGATAGAATTGAAATGTGTGATATGTTTAAGGTGTTCCATTTCCATACCTTGCTACTTTGGAAACATAGACCCCCATGAAATCCGGAAGCTCAGCCGTCGAAAGCTGAGCTTCTTGGTTTTTATAGAATTTCATTGATGATCTCCAGGCAAAGCCTTTTTTTGTTCCTGGCGATGGTTGAATCGTCTACGCATAAGATCTCGGCGATCTCGCTGATCTTCTTGCCTTCTCCGTAGTAGAGCGGAATGATCCTGAAGTACGGGTCAAACCTTTTCGCCTGGATCGCATAAGTGATCGCCGTGTCCTTCGCTCCGCCGTCATAATATCCATGTAGGATCTGACTGGCGTCGGTATATGACGCATTGTCAGACTCTTTCAGGATGCCGCTTCGCTTGTATTCCTGGATCGTTTTCTTGATTGTGGTGTCGATATAACCCTTGATCTGTTCGTCGGTCATTTTGTTCCTCCATTTTTGCAAAGTATATACACACTACACTTTTACCTCTTTAATCCTTTGATAACCTTCAGGTAGTGGCATCCATGCCGTGACGTGATAACATGTGTCGTCGTCCTCTTTCCAGTCATTGAATGTGTCCCAGTGCTTGTCAATATATCCTTCGACCGGACTGTATGACGCCGCGTCAACTCCGATTACTTCGCCGTTGTATTCGATCGTTACGAGAAATGTGTCGCCCATCATCGGCAACTTTTCACTCGTCGGAATCCATTTGTCTTTTTTATATCTCAATCGTTTTCTGAGATCCTTTATCACTGCCTCGTAATGATTTTTATTTTCCACCTTATTGACCGGTTGAGCTGATGACATTGTTTTGATTCCGTTCAAAATGGATCTCAAAATGTGGTTTGTGTGTTCGTTTTTGTCGGTTCCGCTTTCGGTTATTATTTCATGAATATAGCTTTGAATATAATATCCGACCGCTTCTCTGCTGATGTAATCATTTTCTGTCATCCTGTCCTCCTTCCGTAGTGTGTATACGCTTTATATATTTTTTTAAATCTCCATTGCCCTAAACTTACGCCGTTAATATATACAATTTTTCGCCTTCTTTTCATTGGCTCATGATGCCGGCGGCGTTCGTTGTTGCTTTCGGTTCCGGTTATAACACGCAGGGCGTGCTTGTCGATTATTGCTTCGAATGTCCCCGAAAATGATCTCCCGTAAAAACTCCGGCTTATTCCTTCGATTTCTGTTTCTGACGGTGTGATTGTTATTTTGTGCACGTTGTCAATGCAGAACTCCCTTCCGGATCTGTCCGTCATGTAAACTTTGCCGTCGTTCATGCTTCCGCCTCCTTCTCGTATGGCTTCGGCAGCGGCATCCATGCTATTACATTATTTCCATATCGTTCCCATTTTCCATGAACAAATCCATCTATTCCCCGCTGTGGATAGCCTAAACGATGCATTGATACAAGATATAATTCCACTTCTTCCGGAAGCCTCTCGCTGCATGAAATCCATTCGGATTTCTTCAATGCCTCGATTGCAATTTCGATTGCTTCAATGTCTGCCGTGAACTTTTCGTTGCCCAGATATAATCTCTGTAAATCCTCGAGGCGTCTGATTGCCTGTTCGTTTGTCATTCCGCCACCTCGCTTTCTGTCATTCTTGCGCCACAGTTAGGGCAAAAATTGCTGTATTCTTTGGGCTCTATACTACAAAAAGGACATTTTGGTCTATAATATGTGTCGTCATTTTTGAAATATTGAATATCAATCCACCGTCCTGTCGGTCTGTCCTCGGTTTTGCCCGTGATTGCTGAAACATTCCCATAGATTGCCGCTTCCTGTTCGATGTGGCTCTTTAAATATTCCACGTCGTAAACAACAAATCGCCCCTTTCTGGCCTTCAGACAGCCCTTGCTGACTGTGATCGTCTCTGTTTCTTCCTCGCATTTTTCGAAAACTTCGCGATTGATTTTGATTTGCGGAATGATTTCGAAGTCCTTCGCCACGATTGGCGCGCCGTTTTCGTCTCGCTTCGCGTATTCCTCGTAAGCTGTCGCCTTGCAGAACTCTTGACAAAATGTTTTGCTGCATTTCGTGTTTTTCTCCGGTTCGCATATATAACGAATCATGCTGTCCCCTCCTCGATTCCTTTCAGCTCAAATCCTGCCGTGATCTGTCTCACACGCGGCGGGATCTGCTGTTCTCTTTTCCTCCGTTTTGCCTCCGCTTCATAGATCATTCGGAAGTTTGCCCGCTCGATGCTGATGTCTTCCGACATGCAGAGAGTCAGCCAGCCCAGCCGCTGCACCGAG